TGCATTATTAGATGTTAAATTACCTATCTTATCTAATGGTATAACTGCTTCTTGTGGGAGTACATTTAAAAGTCCCCCCTCAGTAGTTATACCTCCACTGTGAGCATTACCAAACTCATTATATGCACCATATAGTCCACCAAGTAAAGCTCCCACACCAGTTCCAACTACTGGAATCATAGAACCAATACTAGCCCCCATCAAAGCCGAACTTCCTATTCCCATGGCTTTACCCCATCCACTATTAGGTTCATCTAACATACCTCTTCCCACACCCAAAGCAGCAGCTCCCAATCCAAATCCAATACCACCACCAAGTTTACCACCAAGTTTACCACCTTTTGTAGTTTTTAGTCCTTTCTCCCAATTTCTTCCACCCTGTGAATGATATGCCGATTGCATGTCTTTTTGACTGAGTCCCATATCTTTATGAGCTGATGTAAATCTAGTCCAAGCGGTAGTACCTTTTGGAGTTTGTCCAGTATAATTAGGCATACCCATACCCCCACCAAAACCACCACGAGCCGCCTGTATAGCACTGGCATATGACCATGCTTTAGCAGCTAATGCGGCAGTACTGATAGTAGCTCCCACTGTAAGGGCGCCTATACTACCTAACCATCCAGTAACACCTTTTAATATACCACTATATTTAGCGGCTATACCTTCAATTTTACTCCAATTTTCTACCATCTCTTCATTCATAAGTCTATTCATATTTTTAGTTAAATTAGCGTTTTCAGTAACTTTAGTTTGAGCTTCTGATGCTTTAATTCTACTTGTTTCTTGGTCATCTAATGTTTCAACAGTAGCTGATTCCAAATCATTAAGTTTTCCTTGATTTTGTATGACTTTATTTAATTCTTCATAAGTCATATTAAATGTACCTGCTAATTTCTCAACTGTAAGAGCATCTAATGATTTTAAATCAATACCACCCAATTGCTCCCTCAATGCCTTAAATCCACCAGCAGTATCTTTACTCAAAAATGCCATACGAGCCTGTCTAAGGTCCATTTGTTTTCCCAATAATACAGACAATTCAAATTCATCTCTAATTGATTGCTGGAAATTAAGTACACTGTTAGACATTTTATCTATTGTAGATAAACTTACACCAAGTTTATTTGCCTGAGCAGATGCATTCAATAAATTAGTACTCATTTTGGAAGTATATCTGGCTATAAATTCAGTATTTCTAGACATATCCCTAAGTACCGTCTGTGGTACTACATTAGCAGTTTCTAACCAAGACATCTGTTGTTTTAATGTTAGGTCTGCATTTTCTCTAGATAGCCCAACTATATTAATGTATATATTTTCTAATTCTAGTAATTCATCACCACTGACACCAAGTGATTTAGACATTTCGGCTGTATTATACGCCATATCAACGGCATCCACAACACTAACACCAAATTTCTCTGAAATAGTACTAACATAACCAGCCACTTCCTTAAAACTAATATCAAGTCCTGCCATTTCCTTATTAGCTTTTTGAAGTTTAGAAGAAAGTGCCGTTTCCAATTCTGGTCCCATAGCACCAAAAGTTTTATAAGTGCTTTCTAATTGTTCATTCCAATCTTTACCCATAGATATAAGACCACCGGCAACAGCTGTTGTAATAACAAGTGGATTTTTCACCATCTCTCCCGCCTTAGCCAATAATGGAATAGCTGATTTTAAGTCATTCAAATATTTTTTCTGTATATCATTTACTCTTTGCCATGAAATTTCTCTTTTTATCAGGTACATTTGATTTTCTTTGGACGCACGTTCTTTTTTGGCCCCTTTCTTTAATTTTAAAGATTCTTCTTGTAGTTTAATGTACTCTGAATATAAATCAGTGACTGATGCTATACCACTGGATATTTTTAATACAGTTTTTAATTCATCATTTCTTAATTTAAGTGTACTTTTATTAATAACATTTGACTGACCTAACTCATTTTTAGTACTCATTCTAACATCGAGTTCAGTTTGAAGGTCTTGTGCTCGTTTTTTATCAGCACGAGTCAGTTTCTCTCCAGTTAAAAGTTGCTTTTCTAACTGTATATTTATTTGAGTTTGAATATCTAATTGAGTTTTAGCGGCATCTGACCTCATTTCTTGATATTCTGACCCAGGTAATATCCCACCAGGTTTTTTATTTTTATTAGGCATCTATTCTCTCAATTAAATAAAAAAGTCAATTAATTTATATCTATTAGCTTTATAATGTGACCCAAATTTCTTTTTACCTATTTTTTCTAATTTCTCAGCGGCATCATTTAAATCTTTCAAAGCTCGTTGGGCATTTTTATCCTTTGACATTCTCTTCAATGCCCTAAGTTTACCACTCTTCTTCAATTTAAATAAATCTCCCAGGAAACCTTCGGATAAGATATTTTTAATATTCATATATGACTTTTTATTACGCATAATAATCTCCTACTTTAAATAAAGTACTTCAAGTATAAATATTAAAAGTATTAAAAATTACTTTGTCTGAAATGGAATTCTTTGATTTGTGTCTGTTTTTTGTGATTTTTCTATGGCTTTTCTTTCACGTTCTTTCTCTTCAAGTAAAGCATTAGAATAAAATCGTCTCAAATAAACAGGCATAGTGTAAATATCATTATGGGTAAATCCCTGCCCATAATATATTAATGTGAATATTTCTTGGTGTAGTGATTTTCTATAGTCACTCGGAAGGCCAAAAAAAGTTAATGTCCAATGGAATGGACACATCTCTCCTTTCCCCGTTTATTTCAATTTCTTGAACCATCTCTATATCGGGAGATATTCTTACCATTTCATTTCTCAATGATAATGAATCTCTAGCTAACATATTATCTACAAATGCGTTTACAGCACTTCTATCATCATTACCATCAATTGACAAGATAGCATATCTTAAACGGGTCGTTACTTCTCTAGATGTATTTAATTTAGCAAGTGATTCTAATTCATCAGAAATTAATTTTTCATCATTACCATTTAATAACTTAAATATCACTTTCTTTTTAGATACCGGTAATTCAAACTCAAACGCATTCTTATCATATTTAACATTCTTTGGAAGTTTTTTATAAGGAAGATCTGATAAATCAAATGTATGTGTAAATCTCTGACCATCATCCGGATTAATCATTTCAACTGAATATTGGGGACCATATGCTAAAATTCTAATAGCAATCATTACAGCATTTTTATCGCCCACCAATAAATCATCCGTTTTGACTCCTTCAGTTAATATAAGAGAATTAAGTAAATGGTCTAATACTACACCTTTTTTTATAAGATTTTGTGATGTAAGAATATCTTCTTCCCTAGCTGTCATGTATTTCAATTCTATTTTACCAGAAGCTAGTGGTGAATCTTTTCCGTACAATTTACCACCACTTGGTAAATCTACTAATTCACTAGGATATTTTGATTGTTGTTGTTTTTCATCTGCCATTAAATTACCTCTTATTGTTTTGATTCTGTCACAGAAGCTTTTCTGTAATCGGTGACGAGTTTCTTCAATTCACCAACCGCCTTACGAGCTCGTGTCCCAGCTGATTTATTACCTTTTTCTGTAAATGTTATATGGTTTTCCTGAAAATCTTCCCATAAATTATTCATTGTATCATATAATTCTTTTGTATTTGCCATCGTTATACCTCCGTTGATCTTCTATACCAACCAAACCAAAATTTCTCTTGTTCTGGTTTTTTGATTACTAAATTTGCGAACCTTAAAACTCTATATGCCCGCACTCTCTCGACTTCTAATTTTTGTATTGCCTTTAATGTAGCTGGTCCTATTCCACCGTCTACATCAATATCATCTTTATTTTTAGCATTTGCTGCTCTCTGTAATACTTTAACTGCACCACCCTGTCCAAAATTCACACACATATCAAAATAGATATGCCGTAAATGTGGTGGAACTTCATCACATTTAGCCGGTCGCCAATAATCTTGATGATATATCTTTTTTGCTTGTTCTTTTGTTAAGTTTTTTATATCAACATTTGGATAAAATCTTTTTGTTATTCCAAAATTAGTTTCACCACCCAAATCATTTGGATCATTTACATAACCACCTTCATGTTCCAAAACCTTTTCTATTATTTCATTAAATGTAGTCAATTGTCCTGACATTTTTACAACCTTATTTTGTTTTTCGTTAAATAACCATTTACATAACATTTCATATATAAATATATATATAATGAAAAATCCCCAACTTTTTTTATTAGTTGGGGACTTGTCAATATGACAGATTTGACAGAATATTTATCTATTAAAACTGAAGTATCGCATAATCATACCGAAGTGTAACGGTAATATCAACTGGGTCACTTGAAGCAAAGTCCATATCACCGAACTGAGCATCTTGAATCCAAGTACCTTTCAGTTTCCACTCTTCTACAACATCACCCACAGGTCCTAATACCTGAAATGTTACATCTTTCTTATAAAAATCTGAATACCCATCTCTACCAGTTACCGATTCGTGAGATAATCTAACCCACTCCATTACTGATTGAGCCGCTGATGGAACTACTGGGTCATATAAGGTGATCTGCATTTGTTGCCAAACACCTTTACCTTTAACCCATCTTCTAACATTCATATGGTCCAATTGAACCTCTTCAAATGTAATTTGAGGTCTATTCGCTGTCTTAATTAAGTAAGCAGGAACACCATCAATCTGCATTATATAGCGATGTTTGATTTTAGGTTCAAACGGGGTAAACATTATATCATTAGCATCAATTAACTTTGCCATTAAAATTCTCCTAAATATTACTACAAATACAAATTATATTTTTCATACATATTTTCATATATAAATATTACTTTCTACAAAAAAAGCCCACTATATAGTGGGCTTTTTTGCTATTATTCAATTATAATAATATTTTATTCTGGAAACGCTGCTCCTGTTGGTAATACTACGAAATCCAACACAATAAATTCAGCTGTTCTTGTAGGTTGAATAAAGATTTGACCTCTCAATTCGTTTCTATCAATAACATCTGGAGTATTTACTGTTTCATCAACAACAACTCTAAACGCCGTTAATCCACTATTTGCTTGAACTGATTCAAGGAATGGATTTACAATATTCAAGAATCGTTGTCTTGTAGCTTCCGTATTTTGCTCGAATACCAAGAATCGTGAAGAAGATGCAATAAACTTTTTAAGTTTAATTAATAATCTTCTTACATTAACTCTATCAAGAGCCGATGGTTTAGCTTGAAGTGTTTTCTGACCCCAAATAACAACACCCTCACCTGGGAATGTTGCTATAGGATTAACTCTACCTTCATATAAATCATCTCTTTCAGCATGAGTTAATCTTTCTTTAGCCATTACTACATCAGTCAATCCACCACGATTTAAACCTGCAGGTGCAAACCAAGGATGTGATATTTTATCAGTAAACGCAATCACACCGGGCACCACAACTGAAGGTGGAACATATACATTCTTATTATTCTCATCATCAAATATTTTAACCCAAGGCCAATAAGTAGCTGAATAGTTACTATCTACTGTTTCAACTTGTGTTATAACATCAGATATTGAAGAATCCCAATCACCAGCATCAAATACATAAAAAGCATCCGCTCTATCTTCAACAGTATCTCTAGCAGTAACATATACATTTGAATGTATTTTGGAATCTATACCAGGTATCACTACCATATTAATATCCACTTCATCTGGGTTAGAAATAGTAGTAATAGCATCATTAAATGATGCAGAATCAGAAGCCTGAGCCTTTCCTAATCCCCAATACAATCCATCACTACTAGTACCACCGAAGAATCGAGGTTCAAATCCATCTTTACCATCTTGTAATCCAACTATGAATTTCTTTGTAGCTAATGTACTATCCAATGTTAATCCAACATCTTTATCCAATCCAAATACCGAACTACTTATATTACTATCAGTAGCTACTGGTCCTAGATATGGTAATATATTTTTATTATATCCACTAATTGAAGTAGAACCACTATCAAAAGCCACCCCGTGATGTAATTTAGAATTATATTCACTATTACTACCAGTTTGATTTAATCTCAATGGCAATGATATAGCTATATCACCAGCTGCAGATTTTAATGGATAAGAATAAGAACCAAATCCAAATGGCACTAAATCGGAAGACCTTCCATTTTTAATATCATCATTAATATTAGAAACTCTAATAAATTTAGATTTGTTAGAATAATCACCAGTTATACTAACTTTCTTATCAGCACCAAATGATTTAACCTGATCACCAATTCTACGGGCTATATAATTAACTGAATCTGGGTCTAAATTACACCCAGCAAATGTTTCCACAGCTTCTGGTCTTTTATCAGTATCATCAAAATTTCTAACAATAACATCAAAAGCACCATAATCAGAACCAGCAATTGTTCCCGGTTTCTTAACATTAGCTATAGCCACTTTTATTTGTTGATTAGAAGCTTCACCATCAGATAATGATGTAAGTTTAAATAAACTTGTACCATTACCATCAGATCCAGTTTGACTCAAAATAGTAGGAGTAGCCGCTGCTGAATATCCACCATAAGCCTGATTGTTATCCGTATTTACTACTAAAGTATTAGCACCATCAGTTAAATTATCACAAGTATGTTTAAATATAGTATAAAGGTATCCAGGATAATTATGAGATGGAGATGGTCCACTACCAATCACATTAGCAATATAGTTACTATCACTACTCTTTAATGACATAGTAGGTGATAAATCACCACCACCCCAATTTAACTGAAAACTATCAGCCAACACCGCAGTATCTAAATTAACATTATCAAGTGCTTGTCCAGATGCAGTTGGAAAGATAGCCGCATATACATTAGCATTTGTAGTATTAACGCCACCACCAAATACAGCGGCATCTTCGTTTCCGACAACATATAAAGTTGTAGCTACAGATCTATCTATGATAAAAGTATTAAGTACACTACTAGAAACACTACCCGTTAATTCTATATCAATAATAGGATTTCCAGCAGGGGCCTCACCGGCAACACTTGATGTAGCAG